TGCTAATTGATTAGCAATATTTATTGATGCTCCCGATACTCCACTACCTGTAATGTTTCCACCAGCAGCATAACTACCACCAATACCTGCCATATTATTAGGTTGTCCAGCCAATGTTAAAGCGTTGGACATATCCATTGAGCCTCTACCTCTTTCAGCATCAAGTAATCCTTGTGATTGAGTTAAAGCATTAGCAAGTGCTTGTTGATTTTGCATACCAATACTTGTTTCAAGTCCACCTCTTTGAGAAGCACCACCTGTAGAACCTAGCATACCTCTAGCTATTTGTTGTTCATCTAACTGTGCTCTAGCTTGGTCTTGAGATGGTTGTAGCAATGCTTGTTGTTGATTATATATGTAGTTTTGTAATTCTTGTGGACTACCAGACATCTCAGCAACTCTATCAGCACTCATTCCAGACCTAGCAAGTAACGCATCATACTGTGCTTGTAACTCTGGTGATAAAGTTTGTTTAATTGTTTTGCCATCTTGGTCAACAACATTACTACCAGTAACACCATAGGTACTGTATGGAGAACTCATCTCATACATCTTGTCCATTAATTCTTTTTGTCTGTCAAAGTCTTGTTGAGCGTAATCTACATTTTTACCACCACCACCAAACAAACCACCAAGTAAAGAGCCTAAGTTAATGCTACCACCACCACTACTTTTTGCTTTTGATGTTCCAGCTCTTGGCGTAGTACCACCTTTTGTCTTAGCTAAATAATCACCTCTTGCCATTTTTAATCTCCTGTCCTTGTATTTCCATTATTGTCTATTGCTGTTCCTGCACTACCGCCTGAACCACCTGAACCTAAACCATCTCCAGCTTGTCCGTTTTGACCGCCAGAACCATTTGAATTTGAACCGCCACCAGCACCACCAGCACCAGCAGTTGTTGTGCCTCGGCTTCCTCCAGCAATTGCACCTATACCACCACTACCTGCTCCAGTTTTTGTTCCTGCTCCACCATTAGCAGATTGTCTTTCACAACCAGAACCACTACATTCTGCATTTCTTGAACCAGCAGCACCAAACGATTGACCACCTCCGCCTCCTCCGCCACCAGCATTATCTCGGTCAGAAAAAGATTGGTCATCAGTTGAGCCACCTCCGCCACCTCCGCCACCACCACCACCATGAATAGTGCCATTATTATCTAAAGTAATAGCTTTTTCTAGTTTTAAACCTACTCCTCCAGAGCCACCAGCAGAGCCATTTGCAGCAGCACCACCACCATTTCCTCCAGCACCACCAGCACCAATAATATAACCATTATTAATAATAGTTAGTATGCCAGCAACACCAGAGCCAGTTAATAAAGCAGGGGTAGATGTATTGTCAGAAGTTACATAAATATTAGCATTAATAATGACATCAACATCGCCTAATTTATTGTCAGCAGAAAGTACAGTATCTAAATCTAATTTGCTTACATCACTTGAAACTGTATAAGTAAATTTGCGAGTATAAAAAGGTTTCCAAGTACCACTTACATTAACGCTTCCTGTTAATACTTCTTTCCAAGCACCACCATCTTTAACTTCTATTTTAATAGCCTCTTTAAAAGCACCACCATCTTTTACACTTAGACTCATTAGCTTGCTACTTTAAGGTGTATGTCACCATTAGAGCCACCAGTAGCATTACCTGTGCCTACTGTTCTAATTCCAAATCCATTAGAATTAGAGGCTACTGTTTGTGCTGAGTTTGCAGCAGTAACAAAAGCTGTTGTAGCTACTTGTGTTGTATTAGTACCTGCGTTTGCTGTAGTCGCACTAAATGCTTGTGAAGCACTACCTGCTAAATCTGCTTTAGTATTAATTGCTGTTTGTACTGCTGTAAATTCTGTATTAAAATCTGCACCAGATATAACTTTGTTAGCATCTGAGTCAGCAAGGGCATCCTTGCCAGACCAAGAAACTGCGATTGTATAATTACTCATCTTATTTTCCCTTGTTTATGAAGAAGTGTTAATGCCTGTAAAGAAGCATTAAATCCATTGCTTTCTATACTAAACGCTAATTTAATATTTTTAGCTGAACCTGTTAAATTTGTTCTATATTCTTGTAATCCATATACAGGTTTATAAGTAGAATTACTAGGATGTGTTGCTGCAATATGTGTATGTGTAACTGTTGTCGCACCATACAAAGAACTAGAAGCACCCCATAATGAAGTTGTACCTGTTGTTATAGGGTTTAAAGTAATTTGTGTAGTAGCAGATGGTGTAGGGCTATAATCTTTGTACCATTTTAAACCTAATGTAGAACCAGAGCCACCTTCAAGAACCATAAACAATCTTTTAAGTAAAGAGGCTGCAACTTCTTGTCCTAAGTCTACCCATGTTGTAGAAAAATTACCAGTATAAGAAGCACTTGTAAATGTAGTTCCATTAGCTGCTAAATCTACATCATAGTAACCTTCATAACCAGCAAGACCACCATCTTTTTGTCCTACTAATAAACCATACAAAACTGTATACGCCATACTAGCTGGCTCTCTATCATTATCAAATGACCAAGTTGTAATTCTTGGTGTTCCGTTAGGTGTTTGATGTTTAAAATCAAATATATAAGTTATGTTTTTATCAATAAAAGATAAAATATAAATACCTTCATTTTCTACATAAACTGCTTTCGTGTTTGTACTTTGACCTATGTGTCTAATTAAAGTATCTTTTACATTTAAAGACAAATCTGTCAAAGGTAACTTATCTTTTTCTGTAGTACGAGCAAGTGAACGCAAACCTGTGCTTGAAACAAAAACTAAATCATCACCAATAGCTTGTACTGAATCTCTACTCACACAACCAATACCATTAATAACTTCATCTAGTGCCATGCTTCCAATAATATTTGGACTGTTATAAATTGCAATATTGTTTTCACCAAACACAACTAGCTTACCAAAAAAAGGTGCAATAGCTACTATGTTGTCTGTACCCCAAACAGTTTTTAAATCTATTAAACCACCATTAGACGCTCCATTTTCTGAGGTAGTTCTAAAATCATCTGCGTCTAATAAACTTGAGTAATATAAAACATCTTTAGATTCTGCAACACCACCTACCCACATCCTACCATAAAAACCAGCACCACAACTAGGTTTAAACTGATTAGAAGAAACACTAGATGGTCTATGAGCGTTATCAAAAGCTGCCCATTTGCTTCCTGAACTTTGAGAACCATCATATCTTTGAGGTACTATGCTTTCATGTATACAAGTTAATCTGTTATTAAAGTTTATAAACTGCCATTTACCTGTACTGTTAGAAACTGTATGTTTAACATCAGCACCACTACTAGGAAACGCAGCATCCGTATCAGTAAAGTCTACTGTGTATATAGAAGTACCATAACTAGCAAATATTTTATTAGTGCCCTGGTCATTGTGTTCTATTAAAGAACCAATAGCTGTACCACTTGGTGCTACTTTTTGTTTTAATCCTTTTCTAAAAGCAATACGACCAGACTCAGCAAGAACAACATTATCAGCAGCAGTTAACCAAGCAGGACTAAGTGATGCTGGATTGTCTTGTGTATTTAATCCATTGATACCTATATCTGTTAAAGGTTGATATGTTATTTGTTTAGCCATTATTTAATATACCAATCTGATTCATATTGAGTATTACCGCTATCTAATATAATTGCTTGTTTAAGTGCTTCACTAGATTCTTGTGCCATAATGCTTGACTGTGTTCCACCATCTTCACCACGCTCTGCAATTGCTCTTGCCCATGCCCCAAGAATAACTGGCTTAGATGGAACTTTTAATACAGAAACAGCAGTAGCTAAATCATCTTGATATTTAACTACATCAAATGTAATTGTTTGTGCAGATATAGGAACAGGAGATAAATCTATTTTTAAATTATTAGAAGTATCACTACCATTAAATGCATAGTACAAAGGCTCACCAGTATTGTCTGTAGGGTACTTTACTGAGTTAATGTACACTCGGCTTACCTGATTCAAATGCATCCCTGTATCGTTGTTTATAGCATCTAAAATTTTAATTTCTTGACCTGAAGATAAATTGTAATTTTTTGTTCCAGCAACAGTATTAAAACTAATTGTTTCTCTAAGATTTATCCAATCGTGATAACCTTCTATACTTCTTTTTGTATCATTAATTAAAGAACCTATTAATTTATGATACGCAGATACATTAGCAGCATCATTAATATTACCAGCCCAATCAGTAGGAATTGTATCTTCTCTAAGTCTTATTAATACTTGGTTAATTAATTCTCTATATGTCATAGTTATCCTTTAATTATTGTTCCCCAAACTGAGGCTTTACCTTTTACTATATCTACAACTTCTACTTGAAAATTTCCATTATCAAAAAAAGTTACAATTCCAAAAGCATGATTCCAGTTATGTAATCTACCTTTAAGCCAAGTATTGTTTTCTGCCGACATATCTTTTAAACAACCCATAGCCCATGAACTTATGTTTCCATCTAACAATCTAGTAGCTGAATGTCGTGCTACGTCATGTACGTGGCCGTACATTAAATTTGTTCCGTAAGCATCTAAATGTTTCTTAGCATGATTGCCACCTGTATAAGCACCATGTACAAAAGACAACTTACCAATAGATAATACTTCATTATACTTGCGGTACTCATATCCTCTTTCATCCCACTTACACGCATTTCTAAATGTGTATTGGTCTAAATAAGGATTCTCTTCTACAAATGAATCAAGCCATTCGTCGTGATTACCTGCTAATATATGCCTAGTATTACATTTAACTTTGTCTAAGGCTTTATCAAATCTATCTATTTGTTTGTTAACTGCCTTAATTTCTGCATCTATTTCTGGTAGTTGGTACTCTAGTGGTGGTCTTTTTCTGCGTTTGTACTTGTGTCCAGATACAGATTCCCACTCTCCAACATCACCCAGATTAATAAATATGTCTGGTTTAATAAATTCTATTGCTTCTAATACTACTTTGACTGCTTTTTCATCATGTACTGGAAAATGCTGGTCGGGTATAACAATCGCCCTTTTCATTTATTACCTACCTTTTGCTAGTTGTGCTCCAAAGTAGAATTCGATTATCATTGTTGCCCATCTAAATATTTCATCAAACTTTAACATCCCTTCTACAGTAACATATTCTATCACATCTGGGGTTAATTGCAATCCTAAGAAACTTGCCCCTTCTATTACTGTGGGTATTACTGTTGGTACATCCCAAAACACAGGAGCAACTTGAGTAAATATTACTAACGCAAGTATCACAAATATAATAACTCTGCGATTAAGTGCAGCCATAGGACTTTCTTTAGCTGCCATTTCTCTTGCTTGATTAATAGAATCATTGCGTACTTGTAGATTCTGTATCATCATTTTTTGTTGTTCTTGTGCTGCTTGACTTTTTAAAGCAAGTAACTTTCCAATAAAACCTAATGCTATTGGTGCTATATTTGTAAGAAATCCTATCACGATAAACTCAACAAGAGTAAGTAAGATTCCATTGGTGCTAAATTTATTATAAATCCTATCATACTAAAGTTAATGCCTCTATAATTCCAATTTGTGAAATAACAAACCAACCCAACGCCCCGTAAACACCATATTTTATTTGTAGTAAAGAAGTATTAATTTTTTGTATGCAACCATTAGTGTCATCAATCTTGCTAAACAACTTAGCTATTTGTATAGAATGTTTATCCAATTGCAATTCTACTCTAGTTAATTTATCTTCCATTATTTGCCTTTCTTTTTGGGAAAACCTTTTTTCATATTAGCATATGCTTTTTTAGATATAGTAGATTTCTTTTTTGTTCTACTTGTACCAGCTTTTTTTCTTGCATTTATGTTTGCGTATAATCCTTTTGCCATTACCATTTCACCTTGTTAGACCAATATGCTGCACTTGTTTTACCTTTAGCTATGTTTTTGCCATGTCTAGCTTTAAATGATTTAGAACGAGGAGTTGTTGTTCTGTCACCTGTAACACCTTGTTGTCCAAATCTTATAGTTTTTATAGTGCTGCCTTCTTTTGCTACAACTACATGACTTTTAGTTTTATGGTTAGGAGTTCTTTTAGGTTTATTAAAACCAGATACTCCTGCTCTTGCTAATCTTGGGTCTTTAGGCATACATCTCCTAGTTTGCTAATGGGTTGTCTAAGGCTCTTTGTAGTTTACTACCTAGCCTATCCTCTAACTCTTTAATCTTTCGGTCTGTATCAGAGTATAAGGCATCTCTACGAGCATCAAACCTTTCTCCAGCTACATCAATAGT